TAGCCGCTTCTGGACGCGCAGCAGATGCCATCCTAGTCAAGCAGGGCAGGAAGCAGCCGCCTGATCTCAGCGACGTAGAAGAAGTCCAGATGGGCAAGGTGATGGAACCTACCATTGCCAAGCTATTCCAAGAGAAACACAGAATAGAACTCAAGGATGCAGACTATGTTCTTGCCCATAAAACTGAGTCGTGGCTTAAAAGTCATTTTGACTATATCTCAGCAGATGGACGAATACTCGTTGAATGCAAGAATTACAACGTGGGCGCTATGTCTAAGTTCGACGAAGAAACAAACATGGTTCCTGCTGCTGATCTCGCACAACTCATCCATGAAGCCGCCTGTCATAACGTGGAGCAGATATACCTTGCAGTCCTGTTTGGTGGACAGAAGTTCCGTACCTACCAGTTCAACATAACTGCGGAGATGAAGGATGAGCTTGTCAAAGAAATGGCAAAGTTTTGGGGACTTGTCGTATCTAATGCCGACCCAGAAGCGCATGATGTCGAGTCAGCAAAACTTATCTGGCCTACTGCCACAGAAGAAGCGGCTACCGCAACTGGCGCGGTGGAACGTGCTTGTGCGGTTCTTGCGGAATACAAGGCACGTATCAAACAACTCGAAACAGAAGCCGACAAGGTTGAAACGTCGATACGGGAATACATGGGTACGCGAGGTTCGCTCGTTACTGTGGATGGAAAAACACTTGTCACTTGGCGCAACGCTAAAGCAAGCAAGAAGTTTGCGGCAGACTTGTTCCAGCAAGCCATGCCTGACGTTTACCAGAAGTTCGTGATTGAAGTTCCCGGCAGTCGCCGGTTTTTACTCAAATAAGGGGATGAGATGAGCAACATAGTTCCGTACCAAGATATAGAAAAGATGGCAATTGCTGTTGCCAAGTCTGGATTGTTTAACGTCAAGACGCCAGAAGAAGCAATGGCGCTGATGCTGGTGGCACAAGCAGAGGGAAGTCATCCTGCTATTGCTGCGCGTGACTACCACGTTATTCAGGGCAGACCAGCATTGAAGGCCGATGCAATGATGGCGCGGTTCCAGCAAGCAGGTGGCAAGGTGGAATGGAAGGAATACACAGATGAGCGAGTTACTGGTGTTTTTAGTCATCCCGCTGGTGGGTCTTTGTCTGTCACTTGGACTCTCGAAATGGGAAAGAGCATTGGTTTGGTTAAACCGGGTAGCGGATGGCACAAATATCCTAGAGCTATGCTCAGAGCGCGCTGCATCTCAGAAGGTATCCGATCCGTTTATCCCGGCTGCGTCGCAGGTGTTTACACGCCAGAGGAAGTACAGGACATGGAACCGGCAAAACCAGCGCAGGAAGTCGATATGGGGCAAGCAGACGTTGTTGTCGAGGAAGTAAAGAAGTCTGCGGAAAGAAAAGAAGGTGAAGCTTTTTTGCCTCTTTACGTACCCGGAATAGATCATCCGTTCTCAGAGTCCACGGATTTAGCAGAATGGGAGATTTCTTTTCATGACATGGTTCACAAGATAAAGGCAAGCCAGAAGCTTACCGACGAAGTGAAGCGTGAAAAACTCAAGATGTTGAAGGAAGCAAACACAGAAGTAATCGACACGCTGGACGCGCCTACCAAAATGCGGTTGGTGGCAGCAGCTAATTCTTTGGAGACTATATGAAGAATCACGAACAACGCCCCGGCAAAGGGGTTCTCTTTGTCAACGACAAACGCAAGACCGACGCGCAACCACATCTCAAAGGCGGCTTTATGGCTGACCGAGATATCAAAGCTGGCGAATGGGTAAAACTTGCTGGCTGGCGTAAACCTACTCAGGTGGGAGAACTCATCTCGCTGGCGCAGGATAACTTCCAGCCCGATCCTAACTACAAACGACCCACTCAGGGCAGCACAGTTAGGGAATACAGCCCGTTTAAGGACGAAGAAATACCTTTTAATTAGAACGGGTCTATAATGGTTGTACTTCACCGCACAGGAGGTACAGCATGATTCGTTCAAAAAAGTGTTTCAAGTGCAAGACCGTCAAACCATTAACCGAGTTTTACAAACACGCACAAATGGGTGACGGTCATTTAAATAAATGCAAGTTATGTACAAAAAAGGATGTTCATGAGCATCGTGAGAAAAACATTGAAAGGATTCGCAAGTATGACCGTGAACGCGCTAAAAATCCTGAAAGGCAAAAAGCGGCCTATGAAATTACAAAAGCATGGAGGCAAGCAGATAAGCGCAGAACTGCTGCACACAATGCCGTTACAAGAGCAATTAGAGCCGGGAGGTTGGTACGCATGAATTGCGAAAGATGCGGGGCAGAAAAAACTTATGCCCATCATGATGACTATGACAAACCATTAGATGTGATGTGGTTATGTCAACCTTGTCATAAAAAAAGGCATAAAGAACTTGGCGATGAATTCTGATGGCAGCTAGTCGCTCACCCACACAGCGCAGTCTTGAATATCTGCGAGAGCTTGGCTACCACTGCGAGGTGGTGGAAAAGTGGAATTCTTTTACCCGGCAGAGGAAAGACCTGTGGGGGTGGTGCGACATTCTAGCCATAAGAAAGGATGAGGTTCTAGCAGTACAGGTAACGGCCTCTGCTGTTGCTGACCGTATAAAGAAGATTACCGACTCAGATACGGTGGCAAAGGTTCGGGAGGCCGGGATACGAATAGAAGTACATGGCTGGCGCAAGAACAGTAAAGGCCGGTACGTGATTAGAGTGGAGGATATATCGTGAATGCAGCAGATATAGATAGATCAGAACGCCTTCAGAAAGTCGCAAATCTTTTGGGGCGGGAAGGGGAATACACAACCCTAGATATCATCCAGAAGGCAGGTGTGTGTGCAGTCAACAGCATCATCTCAGAACTCCGCGCTAACGGGTACAGCATCGACTGTCAGCGACGAGCAAACAAATGGTTTTACAGGATGAATAAATGAAAAAGATATTTATAGCGACACCAATGTACGGTGGTCAGAACTATGGGTTTTACGCGCAAAGCTTATTGCAACTGAATAACCTTCTGAGGGATACCAAAATAGAAAGCATGATGTCATTCATGTTCAATGAAAGTCTTATCACTAGAGGCAGGAATGCTCTAGCACATGGCTTTCTGAAGACAGATGCAACTCATCTGATGTTTATAGATGCTGACATTCAGTTCAATCCTGCTGACTTTATGAAGATGTTGGAGTCAGACAAGGATGTTATCTGCGGTATCTATCCTAAAAAGGAAATCAATTGGGGAGCAGTCAGGAAAGCCATAGAGAACGGTGTGCCTGACAGTCATCTGAAGTATTACACGGGTTCTTTTGTGGTCAACCTGAAGGGTTATCAGGGCGAGGCTACTGTGCCTATCAACGAGCCTGTAGAGATATGGAATGGCGGCACTGGATTCATGCTGATTAAGCGTGAAGTTCTAGAGAAGCTAAAGCCAATCGTGCCGTGGTACGTCAATGATGTTACCGATCTGGCTGGCAATATCGGCGCAGAACAGATCAGCCAGTTCTTTACAGAAAGCATAGAGCCAGAGACTAAACGGCTACTGTCAGAGGATTATCACTTCTGCAAAACATGGCGTGATAACGGTGGGGAAATATATGCAGCACCGTGGGTTGGGCTGACACATATAGGAACCTACGCATTTGAAGGCAAGCTAACACCAGCCCCATAGGAGATAACAATGACTACAGAAGAACGCAGTTATAAAGATGTAACAATGACTACAGAGTACCGCCCGTATCACATGCTGTTTGATCATCTGATAGAAAAATACGAACTAAAGAATGATGCGAAATTGCATGAATTCTTAGATAAGAAGATTAGCAAGCCAGATATCAGCAAGCTACGTCACGGCAGGAAAAAGATGGGCGCACTGCACATCCTAGTCATTCACAAGAAGACAGGGATGACAGTGGCAGAAATAGAAGAAATGCTGGAAGCGAAATAACTATGGAAGCCTATTCCATAATTACTTTCGTCGGCGGGTTGCTGGTAGGTTTTGGTGTTGCCGCAGGACTTATCGGCGCTTTCCTCTTTTGGCTGTTTTCGCGGAGCGAATAAAAGCTTGTGCCGTGGGAGCGCCTTTGCTCCCCGGCTTCCTCATTCTCTCACCACTGCCAGCCTTGATACGTTCACGTTTGGCATGGATTGCCGCATACAGTCCGGGGTCACCTTTTTGTTTCATTTGTATGCTCCGACACTTAAATTTAAATTTTCATCACCTAAAAACAAAGCGACATCTTTGCATAAATTATAAAATTCATCGAATGAAAAATCAGATTTCATTCTGTTAATTGACTGACATACTAATATTGTGTTGTCTACTGTATATCCAATATTGCTATCTATTCTTTCAATAGAAACAGTATTTATTTCCCCTGCTTCTAGCGTCATTTGATTGCCGGAGTAAGCGCATATTTGATTTTGTTTGTTCCAACAATCAACTATGTCTTGCATTGTTATTGAAAACTCTTGATTTCTTTTCTTTGCGCTATTTCTTGCATTTCTTAAAAATATTTTTGCTCTTCCCTCAATAGTAGAGTTCTGTTTTTTTCTTGACTTAATATTCCCTTCAGTGCAACAACATTTACACCAACTATGAAAACCGTCTGAGGTATTTACGCTTTTGAAAAATAAAGACAGTGGCTTGCTTGATTTGCATTTAAAGCAAGTTTTCATCTGCATTTCCATCTCCGCATAGATGCTCTTGCTCGTTCAGAATTCTTGGCAGTCTTAACAATCCCACCCATTCTTGCACAGAAAGATGCCCGTCTGCCAGCCTCAGACTTGCTAGGCTTGCTGGTAGTCACGGGAGCCTTGAGATTGCTGCCAGTAGCGCGGTTATACTTGGCACGACCTTTAGCAGTCAGACCAGCACCCTGACTTGCCGGGAGCTTCTCGCCTCTGCCTATTGCTAGGCTGACACCCTTCTTAGCCATACAGCCTCCTACCCTTTGATTGCTGCCATTATCTTATCAAACAACGCCTGACGAGCTTCCAGACCTATGAAACCTCCATTGATCTTTTTCGTCATGCCCTTGATATCAGAAGCGTCTGCCAGTGGAGACAGGTTGTTGACCTTCCAAAACCATCCTGCCGATCTAGCCGCTGGCATGGGTTCTAGCAACAGATCAGGATTGTTCACAAGATCAAGGTTTAGCGCATCTCCGCAGCGTTTGTAATTATCCTTGCCCGTCAGTTGCTTCAGACCTCTGCCTCGGTACTTCCAACCCTCACCAGACTGCGGTGGGCCATTACCCATCCTTGAGCTATAAACCATGTTGGCTATCAACTCAGGCTTTTTCTCTATTGATAACGCAACCTTAGTGGGAATGAGTGCGCCTTTAGCATCACGTTTAGGCTTCTTATTGGGGCCAAGTTCAGCAAACCTGTTAGGCCAGCAAGCCGCCAGAGTAGCAGCGCGGTAGTTCAGGTTTTCTGTCAACATGGTGTAGCCACCAGACTCATGTGATGTCTGAGCTAGGAACGCAGCCACACGTTGCTCAGTGTTTATCTCAAATTCGACACAGGTTTCGATGATGGGCTGCAACCACTTGTCAGGGTCTTTGATCTTGGCTGCAACCAGTAGTGGGCTAGTGGGATTCACTTGCCAATCTCCTTCATCTTCTTATCGGTATCTTCCTGCGACTTGTTGGAAGAACCATACCAGAAACGTATCAGGCTGTTGATTGCCGTACCAATAAGGAAACCAAGAATGATGTTGATGAAGTCTCTATTCTTGTTTTCTATTGGCATAAAGGAAACCATGAAGAAATACAGGAACGAAACGATAGTGATGAACCAGCCGTATAGGTAAACATGCCGCCGGATGATTGGGTCAGTGGACTTCATGGCTTCCATCTGCATGTCGGTAGC